CTACGGACTTTTAATCCGCAGGTCGTAGGTTCGAGTCCTACTGGGGGCACCATCTTGACCAGGTATTTCCTGGTCAGAGGCGTTATCGGGAGCCTCTAAATCCCCCGAAGTGGTCACCGAATGGTCACGAACGTTGTCACGGAGGCCCTGGTCACGGCCCGCGCGAGGCACCAACCCAGCGGCCGCTTCCGCCGCTTTCGACCCGACCCCCTTGAGCAGATGCGAGTACGTGTCGCTGGTGATCGAGATCGACGAGTGACCGAGCAGCTTCGACACCACGGCGATAGGGACGTCGGCGGCCAAGAGCAGTGAAGCGCGTCCGTGCCTCAGATCGTGCAGGCGGATCGGGCGTAGGCCCGCGGCCTTGGTCAGTCGGTTGAACGTGTCTGTGACCGACTGAGGCGGTATTGGGGTGCCGTCCTCGCGAGCGAAGACGAGTCCGTGATCTTGGTAAGCGTCACCCCATTGGGCGCGTTCGGCATCCTGGGCGAATCGTTGCGCCATGAGAATGCCTGCGGTCTGCTGGTCCAAGTCGACGACCCGGTCCTCCCCCGAGGCCGTCTTCGGCTTCCCGAACTGGAACTGCTTGTGCTCGCCGTGGCAATAATCACACTCGATCCCGGTGCCGTCGATCTCGATGAGCTGTTGCCGAACCGTGACGATGCGGCCAATCAGGTCGACGTCGTCCCAGCGGATGCCGCAGCCTTCACCGCGCCGTAACCCAGTCATCGCGAGGGTCTCGAAAAGAGATCCAAGCCGGTCGGTGGTCGCATGATCGAGGAACGCGCCCAGCTCTTCCGCTTCCCACGGCTTCACCTTCGGACGCTGCGCGCGCGGCAGCTCCATGTTCTCGGCCGCATTGAATGTCACAAGATGCTTGCGTTTCGCAGACGTGAGCGCGCTCCGCAGGGTCGCATGGATGCGACGTTGCGTCGACGCCGAGAGTGGCTTCGGGTGCCGGCGCTTTCCCTTCGCGATCCGTTCCCCCAATGTCGGAGCTACCTTCGGGGTGGCGAGCGCTCGAAGCATGTTCTCGACGTGTTGGGCCCGGAGGTCACCGAGGCGCAGGCGTCCGAGGTACGGAACGAGGTAGGCGTCCACGTGTTGCTGGTAGCTCCGGAGCGTCGTCGGCCGGATCCCGGCGTCCTTCTTCGCGAGCAACCACGACCGGAGGTACTGCGCGACGGTCTGCTGTCGGTCGTGTGAGACCTGACCGTTGCCGACCTGGACGACGTAGGCGGCGAGCGCGGCCTCGGCGTCGTCACTCGTCCGGAAGCCGGACTTGCGGACCTGCTGGCGCTTACCCGTCTGGGGATCGATACCGATATCGACGAGAAACGTCCACGAACCGTGGGGCTTGCGGCAAGACTTACGGCGGCCGCGTGCGTCGTACTCGACGGCGCACTTGCAGCGCTTCGAGACTGAGCCCTTCACTGGTCCTCCCTCACCGTCACGGTGAACCCGGCGTCACGTATAGCTCGACGAAGCATCCGGTCACTGTTCTTCATCCGTTCGAGCCTGCTCTCGACACGCTCGGCGAACATCTCCGCGTGCCTACGGTCCTTCTCGAAATCTTCTTTGCTGAGTTTGACGTCCTCGCCGTTCTCGGCCACAAGATTTGCGTATCTCAAGATCAAGTCGTCGAGGTCGGCACGGGCCTTGGCGTTCTGATCCGTCAGCTCTACGTACTCCACGTTCAACGCGTCTAGCTCTCGCATCAAAGACAGGTGGTATTCGGGGGCGTCCTCAGCCGCAAGCTGCCCGCGGAATGGCGTCTCTCCGGTGAACCACTTCAGCGCGTGCCATGACAGCGTCGTACGTCCGGGAAGGTACTCAGTCTCCCCCTCCGGAACGTTCGGGTAGATCAGTTGGACGGGCGGAACGCGCAGTGCCTCAGCAAGAATCATGACCTCCGCAAGCGAGACTTCGTTTTTGCGTCCGTTCTCCAGGTTGGCGACGGTGTTGCGGACTATCGGGTAGCCGATCTCCGAGCATCGGTCCGCAAGAGCTTGCGCGCTCATCTTCAGTTCAGTGCGCCGAGCGCGCACGGCCTGACCCACCCGATCCGCCATCCCCTTCGCCCATGGACTCGGCTCGACCGTCTTCCTCCGCGTTGATTGCGTCATGGGAACACAAACTACGTTGTCCTTGCTTGCCCGTCAATTACTCTGCTATACATATGTTGTCCGAGATCAATTAGAGAGGAAGTTGATTCATGGCAAAGCAATGGACAGCTCAGGAGGTTATGGACCTCGGGGTCCGTACCAATCTGGAGACAGCTGCCAGCGTGCTCGGCATGAGCAGGCCCACCGCCTACGAACTCATCCGGCAGAACACATTTCCCGCACCTGTGTTTCGCGTCGGAAAGAAGTACGTCGTACCCGTCGCCGGTCTTCTCAACACGCTCGGCATCGACGTCGAACCACGCCAGCTCACCGCGTGACCGGCACAAAGAAAAACCCCCGACGCTAACTCTCTCGAATTGCAGTCGAGAGAACGCCGAGGGCCGAATCCGCACACCATCACCAAAGGGTTGAATTCATGAGAAACGATACCACCGGGAACACCGCTCCCAGTGCACCCTCCACCTCCGACCAGGACGTATACGACTCACTCGCCGCGATCCTGGCCCGCTTCAACGAACGCGTCGAAGCCTCACGTAACACCGACCACCTCGAAGACTGGCAGGACCAGACACCTGACCATCTCCGCGAGTCAGCGCTCTACAGCCGAGTCAGAAACACAACGGGCGCCGAATATCGGGTGGTCACCAGCAAGCCAATCACGGTGCCTCTCGAACTCGAATACCAACAGGTCCACAGCGGCAGTGCGACACTGTCGACTCTCGAAGTGGTTGCTGCACATGGCTTCTACGCACGCGGACCACACATCGAACTGGACAGTGCGATCTGGAACGGCCAAAGCTACGACGAAACCCGCACACGTCTGACGCTCGCGGAAGCCGCCCAACTCGCGCACAGCATCCTCGCCGTCATCGACGCTGCCGTAGCAACGAAGGACGCGGTCGCGTGAGAGACAACCGCAGCAGAAGCAACATGACTCACGCGTTCTCGGGGACCGTGCCACTCGACGGCCTCGAAGGCGGCGAAACGCTCACAGTCGGACTGACCGACACACTGCGCATCGAAATGTCGTTCCTCACCGACGAAGGACGGCACACCTACCCCATCGCATTCGACGACGCAGAACACCTCGCAGCGCTCCTCCGGGACCTCGCGCTGATTGTGCGCACGAAAGTGGGACTCGGAATGACGGAGGTCGAATAACCATGGCATTCACCACATTCGCACACGAGTCGACGACCAGGGCCTACTACCGAGAAGGCGACGGCATCGACCAACTGTTCCTCAAATTCGGTGACACCACCATCACAATCTCCGAAGTCGAAGAGGCCCAGAAACTCATCGACGACCTGAAGTCGGCAGTACTGAGCATGGTCGCTTACCGCAATAGGCGCGCCGCGACCGACCGAGAGGGGCTGTAAAGCGAGTGATCGCGTACCAGCGCGTCGTCGACGCGTTCGAGAGGGAGGGCCTTGCCGTAACCACACGCGGCAACGGCAAGGCGTCCGCCCAGGCACCAGGCCACAGCCCCGCCGACCGATCGGTGACCATCACCGACATCGGCGAACAGGTCCTCGTGCATTCACACTCGGACCCAACCGGCGACGTGCTGGATGCACTCGGTATTACTCAAGCCGACCTGTTCGACTCACCCCGCGGCCTCACCTACACCTACGGCGACGGTCGCAAAGTCACTCGCTCACCCGACAAACGCTTCTTTCAAGCAGGCAACACCACCGGACGTGAGCTGTACCGGCGAGATCAAGTCGAAATGGCAGTGCTCGCCGGACAGCCCGTCTTCGTCGTTGAAGGCGAAAAAGACGTTCACGCCATCGAAGCCATGGGCGCCACCGCCACCTGCACCGCGATGGGCGCAGGCAAGGCGAAACGCTTCGACTGGACACCTCTCACAGGCGCGAACGTCATCGTCATCGAAGACAACGACGACCCGGGCCGCCAGCACGCCGAGCAGGTTGTCGAGATCCTCGAACCGATAGCGCGGACCGTCACACTCAGCCGAGCCAAGACCGGCAAAGACGCCGCCGACCACATCGCAGCAGGACACACCCTCGACCAACTCGAACACGTCCCGGGCAACACCCCACACGAACGACACCAAATCCTCGACTGGCACCAGGTCTTCAGCAGTGCACCCGACGAAGTGGACTGGCTCGTCCGAGACGTTCTCGCACGAGGCCGCGCATACTCGCTTGTCGCCACCGCCAAAGCAGGCAAAAGCCTTCTGCTGCTGGACATCGCGGCATCACTCGCGGCCGGCCGATCCACACTCGGAGGCCCACCCCTCGCACCGATGCGCGTCCTCTACGTCGACTTGGAGAACGCGCCGCAGGATCTCGCCGACCGATTGCGCGACATGAACTATGGGCCAGCAGACCTCGGCAACCTCCGCTACCTGTCGTTCCCGTCGCTGCCCGCGCTCGACTCACCGATCGGCGGCCTAGAGCTCTACGATGTCGCCGAACACCATGACGCCCAACTCGTCGTTATCGACACCGTCTCGCGCGTAGTCAGCGGCGAAGAGAACTCCGCAGACACCTACCGCGCGCTGTACCGCCACGCACTCGCGCCACTCAAAGCACAAGGCCGCACCGTCGTCCGCCTCGACCACCTCGGCAAAGACGCGACCGCAGGCGCACGCGGCAGCTCCGCGAAAAACGACGACGTCGACTGCGTGTGGATTCTGCTCGCCAAGTCCGAGACCAGCATCACCCTTCGACGCGAACGGCAACGCAGCAACCACCATCCCGAGTTCATCGAACTCCGACGCCTCACAGACCCGCTCCGACATGTCGCGCACCAGCCGATGGAAAACCCGGTCATCGCGAGGCTCATAGGACAGCTCGACGAACTCGGAGTACCCGCAGACACCGGATGGAAAGCAGCCGCGAACCATCTCCGATCGGCCGGAATCAAAGTCCGCAACCAAGACGTCACCGCCGCTGTACGGACCCGCAAAGAGCTCGCACGAGGGGTCCCCGACGAATCGACACAACCCAGCCTCCACGAGGCCGAATCCGGGGGTCCCGAGACGGATTCCGATTCAGACGAATCCCCACCCCAAGGGGGTCCGGGACCCCTTGGGGACCCCTGGGACCAGCAGATGACAGTGGCACAGCCGGAGGGGGTCCCCAAAAAGGTCCCCCCCTATGGGGGACCTTGGGACCCCTCGACGGCCACCGGTTGCGACTCGAACGACAACGAAGTCCGAACACCCAACAGACGACCCGGGCAGTGGCTCAAATCCGGTCAACCCACAACAACACCAAAAGACGTCGCATGAGAGACCACGCCACCGTCACCGAATGCGAACTGTGCAACGCAGCACTCGACTTCCACAACGTCACCCGACAATGCGCCGAATGCAAGCTCATAGCCCGCAACGGGCGCCAAACCCTCCACATCCGAAACGAGGCACCCCAACGATGACCGACACGCCGAACAACGAGGCGGTGTTACGATCCGCAGGCGCGCGTGCGAACGAGGCCTTGTACCTCGACGACGACACAGCCGCAGTGGTCTGCGCCCAACTCGATCAAGGTCGTTCGCTTCGGTCGGTCGCGGCCGAACTCGAAGTCACTCCGATGCGCCTCTCGCGCTGGTGTCAGCGGATTGGATTTGTCCCACTCTCACTGGCATCTGATATCGAACAGGCCCGGAAACGGATCGCCGCTGCCCACGTCGATCTGATGGGCAAGTTCCTCGCAGACGCACTGAACATCCACCGTCGACTGTGGGAGCCGTACGAGACTGCCATCAATTCGATGGACGGACCTCGCAGCGTGATTCTCGACGAACCGGATGCGCAAGCGGTCAAACATTTCAGCATCGCCATCGCCAGGCTCACCGATCTGCACATCCGACTATCCGAGACGGTGGATGGTGCGCGACCAGCAAACGCCCCCAAGTCTGTTCTCGAGGAGCTGCACGACTCCCTGAAAGCCTTTGCAGCACAAGAGGAGAGTAGTGACCACGACGTGACCACGACGTGACCACGACGTGACCACGACGTGACCACGACGTGACCACGCCCGGTTTGACCAGCGCGAACACCGACGCCAGCGGATACCCAATCCGCAGTTCACAGGAGAAACCATGACCGACACACCACCCGTCGACGAGAAGCCCATCGGTTCGGAGCAGCTCCTCGACCTGAAGGCCCTGTTCCAAGCCATCGCCTCAGACGACGAGGACGGGGCCGAACTGATGATCCGGGGCCTCGATGTCGACGAGCGCCAGAAGTTCACGCAGGCACTCAAAGACGCCTGGGAAACCGAAGTGTGGCTGTACAACCGAGCCGCCGACATCGCAGCCCGCGTCATCCGCACACCAGCCCAGGAGAACCCATGAGCCTCAACGTAGGCGAACTCGTAGCCACACTGACCATCGACGATTCCCGTTTCACCGGCCCGCTCCGGACGTCCGAACGGCAGATCAACAGCTTCGAACAGGTCGTCCGCCAGGCAACGTCACGGGTCGACACCAACTTCCGGGACAGTGCACGCCAGGTCGACAACCTCGGGACTTCCTCGCAGAACGCCAGCCGCGACGTCAGTCGGGTCGGTCAGTCCGCGAGCGACATCAGCCGCATCGGCACCGAGTCCCGCCAAGCCGCGCGCCAGATCGACGATATCGGCACTTCCGCGCGGACGGCTGCCGACGATGTTGGCGACCTCTCTGATTCGCTCGACGACGCAGCCTCAGGCGCAGGCGATTCCGGCGATAACGCCGGCCAAAACTTCCTGTCCGGCTTCTCCGGTGCCGTCGACGCCATCTCGTCCAAGGCAGGCCCGGTGGCCGGATCAATTCTCGGTGTCGCCGCACTCGGCATCGGCGCCGGTATCGCTCTGGCCAACGCCATTCGCGAAGGGATGGAGCAGGAACTCTCGCGTGACCTCTTCCAGGCTCAAACGAAGACGACCGAGGCGCAGGCCGCCAAGTTCGCCTTGGCGGCCGCGGAAGCCTATTCGGATGTATTCGGGTCCAGCGTCGAAGAGAACCTGTCCACGCTGAAGCTGGGGCTACAGAACAACCTCCTCGACCCGGCAGCTACCCAGCGCGACGCCGAGGCGGTTATCGCGAGCCTGGAGACCATCTCCGCGGCCCTCGACGGCGACGTGGCCACAGCAGCGCAAGCAGCAGGCTCACTCGTCACCAGCGGTCTCGTCAAGAACGCTCAGGAGGCGTCGGACCTTATCGCGGCGGCAGCAGGCGGCAGCGCCAACAAGCAGGGCGACCTACTCGAATCCATCCGCGAGTACTCCTCGGGTTGGAAGAACGCAGGTATCTCCGCACAGATGGCCCTGGCATTGATCGAGCAGTCGACGGACAACGGATCCGATTCTGCAGACCGCGGAGCCGACGCGATCCGCGAGTTCGGACGCCGTGTCTCCGAGGAGGGCGACACCATCGTGTCCACCCTCAACGACATCGACCTCAACGGCCAGGAGATGTACGAGTCGTTCAAGAAGGGCGGCCCGGAAGCCGATGCGGCCTTCGACAAAGCGTTCGATGCCATCTCGAAAATCGAGGACCCGGTCAAACGCAACACGGCGGCCATGGGTCTGCTCGGTGACACCGCGGGCGACTTTCTCGACGCATTCACGCAGTGGGACCCGTCGAAGGCGGTCACTGACTTCGGCGATGTCGAAGGTGCGGCAGGGCGACTCGCGGGCATCATGGGCGGTAACCCGGCTACCTCGGTCGAAGGCGCCATGAGGTCCATCGGCACCGTCGCGGACGGCATGAAAGGTGCTCTCGCGGAAGCGTTCGGGCCGCAGATCGCGGAATGGGCAAACGCGATCTCCAACAACCGCGCCGGGGTCATCGAGTTTTTCATCGGCATCGGCAACGCCGGATTCGATGCAGCAGAAGCCGTCCTCCAATTTGTGGAAGGTGGATTGCGTGGGCTGGCATCATTCGCTGGATCGGCCGGAGAAGCTGGGGCGTCGTTCCTGGACATGGGCGCCGACATCTTGTCCGTCGGCGAAGCCATCCCCGGGTTCGGTGCCCTCCTCGGTATCGCGACAGGAGGTGCCGCCGAGGATCTGCGGAACCTCGCGGACTCGACCAGATCGGGAGGCGAAGGGATCAGGGATGTTCTCACCGGTGCCGCCGATGGCATCCGCGACGATCTCATTCCTGCCGTCGCAGCGGGCCAGGTCAAGTTCAACGAGTTCACCGGCAACATGAAGCTCTCTGCTGCGTTCAACGACGAGTCGGCGAAGGTGTCGTCCGCGATCGCAGGGATCGGGATCGCCGCAGACGGGGCGACGTACAACCTGGAGAACTTCACCGGCGCCGCGACCGATCTGGCGCCGGCCCAGCTGACGCAGGGTATCCGCGCTGTCGCTGACGGATTCCGCGAGCAGGTCCGCACAGGCCTCGAAGCAGGTAACACCGTCGACACGCTCACCGCCCAGTATCACGCGAACTACGGCGCGCTGATGGACCAGCTTCAGGCGACGGGAATGTCCGAGGGCGCGGCAAAAACGTACCTCGAAACATTGGGACTGACACCAGCATTCGTGGAGACAGCCATTCGCCTTCCGGGTATGCCGGAAGCGCAGACCGACCTCGATGTGCTTCGAGACAAGGTGCACAGCGACAACGAGAAGAACGTTGTCGTCACGGACGAGTCGGACGAAACGAAGCGGGCGTTGGCGTCGATCAACGCGACGGTCCTCGACGGCAAGATCGTGCCGATCGACGCTGACGATGAGCAGGCGAAGCGGGACATCGCGAACCTCACCAAGCCCGAAGTGAAGATCATCACCGCTGAGGTGCGTAAGTCGCGGCAGCAGCTCGGAATGTCCGACGAGGCTTACGCGAGCTTGCAGCAGCAATTTCAGGAGAACGCGGACGGTGGCATCAACGAGGCCCATGACCCGCAGATCGGCGACGGCAAGACAGTCCGAATCTGGAACGAGCCCGAGACCGGAGGCGAGTCGTACATTCCGCACGCTCTGGCGAAGCGGGGCCGGGCGGAAGACATTCTGAGCATCACGGCCAAGAAGTTCGGGTTCGGGCTCGTCAAGCAGTACGCGGACGGCGGCGTCGTGTCGAAAGACGGTCTCGATGCGTCTATGGCGTGGGCTCAGTCGATGGACCCTGCGAAGTACGGCATGGGCGGTTTCTCCGCGGACGTCATCGACTGCTCGGGCGCTGTGTCCGGTGCCATCAACAAGGCTCTCGGGTTGGATGCGTTTGATTCACGCATGTCGACGGTCACCGAGGGTTCCTGGTTGCAGGCGCGCGGCGCGATCCTGGGACGCGGCCCGGAGGGCAGCCTGCGTGTCGGCTGGTGGGATGAAGGCGGTGGCGCGAACGGTCACACCGCTTTGACTTATCCGGACGGAACGAACTTCGAATCGAACGGTTCCGAAGGCGTCGTCGTCGGTGGGCCGACTGGCGCTGACGACCCTAGCTTCGATCAGCAGGCATGGTTCCCGATGTCCGGGGACTTGGGCGCCGAATCTGATACCGGGACCGGCAGAGACGCAACAGGAGTGTCCTCGGACAGCGCCGATTCGTCGACCTACGGGCTCACCGACTCCGGAGCGCTGTTGTCTACGGACGGCGACCGGGTGTTCGTGACCAACTGGCCGGACGCGATGGGTGGCAGTAGCGACAAGCCATCCGAGGAACGGCAGCCCATTTTCACGGCCGGTCTGAAGGTGTTCGCGAACGGCGGCTTCGAGGACCACTCACCGGTCATCGTGCGTGGCGGGGATGTGCGGATGTTCGGCGAGCCGGAAACGGAAGGCGAGTCCTACATTCCGCACGCGGGGTCGAAGCGGCCTCGCGCAACGGGCATTCTCTCGCAGACCGCGACGAAGTTCGGCTACCGGTTGGTTCCGATGGCGGACGGTGGCTTGACGGGGTTCGGTGGCTATCAGGATTCGGACCGTCCGACGTTGGACATCGGTGGTCGGCCAATGTCGGCGAACAAGCAGCGCGCCAGCATGTACGCGCTCGCTGCCCTCGGGATCGGTGGGTTGAACACGCTCGCTTCGGGTTTCGATGGCAGCGGCCAGTTCACCCGTCAGTTCGACACCGGGTCGAATTCCCCTGCATTTCTGGAGACCGGTTTGGCGAAGCTCACCGAGATCCTCGAAGCGCAGCTCGAAGAGCAGAGGAACACCACACAGGCTGCCGCGACCACGCCGAAGGTCGAAGTGGAGGTGAATGTCACCGACGAATCAGTGAGGCGGATGAATCGATCCGCGGACCTCTCGATCATGACAGCGGGGTTGAGGTAACAGAAGTGACCACTGAGTGACCACACGGGTTTCGACCTGCGGACGAACGCATGACAGCGGACTCTCAGTCCGCAGGTCGAAACCCACCTCACCGGAGACTCGAGATTCTACTACCACACTGGTAAGATGAAAACAATTGCAGCACAACCTATTACAGGAGAAACACATGACAACACTCGCAGCAACCAGCAAAGCAGCGCACGAGGAACTCGACGCTGCACGACTTGCAGCCGAACAGGCAATAGCTGCGGCGGCGGACGCCAACGCGGCCGAAGTTGCGCTCGAACAGCGTGTCATCGCAGGCGAGGCCGTTGGTGCGCGTGAACTCGCGGATGCAGCGAGCGCTACACGCCTCGCCGGACTGCAGGCCGTCGCGGCATCGAACAAGGCCGGTGAAGCCGAGCAGATCGCCCACGACGCCCTACTTGCGAAGGAGCAGGCCGACGCTCAGAAGACACTCGACCGACTGCTTTCCGACGATGCACTCGAATCGGCAAGGAGCGCATACGCGGACTTCGTCCGGGCGGCCATCCACCTTCAGGAAACCGTTGCGGCTCGACTAGCAGAGGAGGTCGAGATCGAGAATGCAAAAGCGAAGGGAGCGACTCATCTGCTGATGCACTGGAATTCCCACTGGTCCCTGAAGCAGATTCCCGCCGATGAGCCCTACCATCGCGTGCACTGGAACGACGCCACTCCAGGGCTGAAGTGGGCACGTCTCGCCCTTCACGAGGCATCGATGGACCACCAAACGCGACTCGAACCGATGGCACCCGCCGACGGCCTCGTCTCATCCCACAAACTCGGACTGTAGGAGTAAGCGACCATGGCAACGAACAATCCAGACCTCGACCGGTTCGTCGAACTCACCAGCGACCCGAACCGCGGCGCCAAGCACAGCGCAGTTATCGACTCCATCGCGGCGAAGAGCGCCAAGCGGGTGCGCGTCGACAACCAGGGCCGCCCTATCGTCACCGATCAAGGCGCGGCCACCACTCCACCTGCTGCCAGCTGAAACACAACCCGTAGGCGCTCGGAGAGGAATACCAGGGTGGCAATGGACCCCGAAGATGGCCGCGAGACCGCAGAAGGTGTCGCGGCCATCTATCAGGCAGCCGAGCTGACACTGCTGTCGACGATGGCCGGCCACCTCGCAGCGGGCGCCGACGAGGACGAGTCCGCGTGGGAACAGCAACAGCAGCGCGAGCGGCTGGCATTCCGTCGTGAAGCGCAATCCGTCGCGCGGCAGCTCCAGGCGACCGGTACGCCCGCGCTCGGTGATGCTGTGCGCACAGCAGGGCGTCTCGGTCGACGTAGAGCTGACGAGGATCTCACCGACAACCGTGTCGCACCCTCGACCGCGCGGCCCGACATCGACGGGCGCCGGACGCCGACACCCGAGCGCACCGAACGAATGGCGCAGCAGGCGATGCGCGATATCTGGGCGGTGAACAACGTCGTCGCGAAGGTCTCCGACGAGCTGTACGTCAAGGTCAAGATGAACGTGGGAGCGCGGGTGTCCGCGAACCCTGGTGGTCTCCGGGTCGACGCCGTGCAGCAAGCCCTCGACATCCTCACCGCCCGCGGTATCACCGGGTTCAAGGACAATGCAGGCCGCAACTGGAGCCTCTCGACCTATCTGGAAATGAAGTCCCGGACCGTGGTGAATCAGGAGCTCATCGAGTCGCACACCGAGCGAATGAAGGAGCGCGGCCACACCCTGCTCGTCGTGTCGTCGCACAAGCGGCCCGCGCCGCAATGCCAGCCATACGAAGGGCAGGTATTGAGCCTCGACGGCGAGGAAGGAACGGTCACGCGAAACAACGCTGCAGGACCGGGCACCGTCCAAGTGAAGATCAAAGCAACACTGAAAGACGCACGCGCACAGGGCTTTCAGCACCCGAATTGTCGCCACGCTGTGAGTGCCTTCATTCCTGGCGCATCGAAAACATTCACGACCGAGCCCGATCCGGAAGGCTACGCGGCAACGCAGCGGACCCGCGAATTGGAGCGCGCGATCCGGGAGACGAAGCGTAAGCAGGCCACCGCGGTCACGCCCGAGGCGAAGAAGAAGCAGGCCGCGATCCTTCGCGCGCAGCAGAAGGTGATCCGAGAGCACGTGGAAGCAAACGGGCTGAAGCGGCGACCGCGCCGCGAGCGCATCGACCTCGGTTACCAGATCGGCGACGTCGATCCCAAAGGCATCCCGTCGACACCGAAGCCGAAACCCTCGGCGCCAACGAAACCGGCCGCACCGAAGCCGACACCGAAGGAGCAGGCGGGCACGCTCAGCACCTCGACCCGAGAACTCGTCGAGCAGTCGAGGGCGACGATGCCCTCCGACCGCGCGGCCTGGCTCGACACCACGCTCCGATACCCGCGTGACAAGAACGGCGCCAAGCTTGTCCCCGAGAAGCTACAACGCCACCTCGACACAACGCTCAGTGTCGGCAAAGCGATCCGCGACGACGCGATGAAGCGTATCGACAAGGACGCCATCCTCAAGACTCTGCAGAAGGAACGCGCCGCCATCAACGCGCTCGACCCGAATCACGCAGTGCTGCAAAAGAAGATCGCACAACGCGAGCAAGTCATCATCCGAGAAGCGCTCGCAGAAGTCCGGCCGATCGGCAACGTTAAGCAGGCGGTAGAACTTTCAGATCTGGACATCGGCGACGCCACTCCAGGCACCGCGGCCGGTATCGCAGCAGTGCGTCGAGCAGAGACAATCTTCCCCGACGACTGGCTGCAAACCGCGTCGAACCGTGGGCCCTTGCGCGTCGGTGCCGTCGATCGAGCGTTCTACAGCGGTGACTGGGACTTCATCGCAGCACCGAACAAGGACTACGTGCCCGGATACCGAGGCGCATTCGACTCCTATCCCGACGAGGTTATGGCCCACGAACTCGGCCATCGCATGGAGCAGGCCATCCCCGGACTCACGCAACTGGAGTTCGCGCTCGTGCGCTCACGTTCGACGAAGAACGGCGTACTGGAAGACGTGACGCGGGTGTACCCGAACCGTCCAGAGCTGGCCGACGAGGTCGGCTACGAAGACGAGTGGCTCAACCCCTACGCCGGGAAGACGTACGCCACCGACAAGATGGCCGATCCGGCGTCCCGCTCCGCGGAAGCTTTTCAGGTAGGAATACAGGACACATTCGGGCGTAGCCACAAGAGTGGCGAGTTCGACAAGACCAGTCAGCTACAGGAGTTCGTGATCGGAGTGATGGCGCTGCTATGACCTGGAAAGTGACCTCACGTGAGGAACCCGCACGGTGGCTCGAATCCACCGGTGGTGTCGATTACACCGCCGACGACGAAACGACGTCACACCTCATCGTGGAGGGGTACGCCTTCCCGCTGACTCCGACAGGCCCGTTCGTCGAAGTCACGGACGCATCGTCGCTGTATGCAGCAGCATTGCATCTGCTACCCGGGGCGACCGTGACCGGCGATCCGCCCGACTTGCCGACGTTCAAGAGTGTCCCGGGCGCCATATACTGAGCCGGCGCATTGCAGCTCCACGACGAAGGCCCCGGCCGGGTAACTCCTGCGGTCGGGGCCTTCGTTGCATCCTGTGACCATCGAGTGACCACAGGCGCGTTGACCAGCAAATTCTATTGCGTAAGCGGATGTCCGATCCGCAGGTCACAAACTGTCGAGATAATCATCGACGTCGGTCCGGCGCCACTTCAGGGGCGAGTTCGCGGCGCCGAGTTTGATCGCTTTCTTGTACAGGGGGTGCGTCGACCGGTTGTTTTTGATCGTCGCGACTGCGACACCCAACATCGCGGACAGTTCGTGGATGTCGACGAGGCGGGGGTTGACGGCGGGCAT